TTGAACAATACGGCTACTGGAATCCAGAAACAGTTATTATTGAATCCAAGGCGTCTGGATTACCCTTAACTTATGAGTTGCGTAAGATGGGTATTCCTGTTATAAATTTTACACCTAGTAAAGGCAACGATAAGCACACTAGGGTTAACGCAGTTTCTCCGCTGTTTGAATCGGGGAGAATATGGGCGCCCAAAGAAATGGAGTTTGCACAAGAGGTTATAGAAGAATGTGCAGCTTTTCCGTTTGGAGATCATGACGACTTAGTTGATAGCATGACTCAAGCGGTGATGAGATTCAGACAGGGTGGTTTAATTGATCACCCAGAAGATTATAGGGAGGAAAAAATCCCTAAAACAACGAAGGTGTATTACTAATGGAAGAAGAATCATACGCAGATATCATTGATGCCTACGAATCTGGTGTAGGAGTTGAGAGTGGAGAAACCTTGACTGATTACATAAAAAGGAATAATATAAAAATTAAAGATCCTATGGAGGACTTTGAAAAAATTTTTGGTAAAAAATCTATGGAAAAAGAAGGTATAGAAACTATTAAAATGGATATGGCATCAGGCCCCAAGGACATGAATATTGAAATTGAGGAAGTGGTCAAAGAATTCATACGAATGAAAGGTAGAAGACCAAATTCTATAGAAGAGATAAAAGATTTTTACTTTAATGAAATGACGGATATAGGCGGACCTTCTAATAGAGATAATGTTAAAATGGCGTACAACCCAGGTGATTACGATCCTATGATGGTTGAAATGTATGAACAGTATAAATACGACATGCAAGAACAAAGACCTGGAATGCCTGTTATGGACATTGACGAATTCATTAGAATGGAAAGATCATCTATAGCTACCGGAGGACTAGCAGGAATTATAGGAGCGTAAAATGAAGATCGCTGATTACGGTAAGGCGATAACTTCGTATATCGAATCTCCTACTCGTAAACAAAAAGACTTATCTAAAATGAGAGTAGATGCAGATAGAGTTAATCTAGCTGATGGAACTCCCTCTGATGACACTCCTCCACCAAGAAAACCAAAACAACTAAAAGACTTATACGAAAGAATTAATCGAACTGTATTAGCTGTTAGAAGCAATACAATCGATCCTCAATTTATTGTTCCAGAGTTAGAAGAGATTACAAGAGAATATATTGCTGATGGTTTAATCTCTGGAAAAGAAGCCAGAAAGTTTGCTATTGATAGAAAAGATTATTGGGACGACTGGATTAAAAATAATCCAGGGCAAACTACCCCTGCTTTTGATTTTGACAACGAAGGAAAAGCTATAGAACTTTCTAAAGAAGAAGTCATTGAAAGACTAAATAAATATGGCGGTGGACGAGCAGGTTTTAAAGATGGAAGAAAACCTATGCCTAGTGGTGAAAATTTAACGGATGCTCAAAAAGCAGGATATGCAAGAAGATTTAATGCAGCTAAAGCAGCAAAAGATGCAAACTTTAAAAAGTTAGTAGACAATATTTTTAAGACTAAAGATTTTGGAAACTTCAAAGCTAAAGTTACAGACGCTCAAATAAGAGCGGCAGAGAGAGCTGGTAAAGTTAGAAAAGGCACAGGCGTTATCCCTGCACAATACATAGCTCAATTTAACAAAGCAATAGAAGCCGGAGTTGATTCCCCTGAGTTTAAAGAGATATTAAAAATTACTGGAAGATCAGAGGATGAAATTTTAGAATTAGATAGTAAGAGACCAGGTGGTAAACCTACTTTTGATGTAAGATCTAAAGCCGCTGAAGAAGCTTACCCTGAAGAAAGAAAATTAACTGAAGCACAAAAAACAGAAAAAGAAAAAAAGATAAAAGCAAAAAGAGGAGATAGATTATCTATAACAACTGGCAAAGCAAAATATTTAAAAGGATCTGATAAGTTTCCTTTTCACCACATTATGAATATAGGTGGTGAAATACCTTTGACTACAAATGACATTGCAATAGTCACCAAAGAAATGAATTCAAAACTTGCACCTTACAATACTAAATTAAATGATATTGCAGATGGTATTAGAGAAAATACTAAACTAGCTTTTGAAGCTGCCGCTTCTAAAAACGAATCAGACAGTTTAAAATATCTAAAACGTGTTGATCAATTAAATACTAATGCAGAACAAATAGTTAAAAAAGCAGTTAAAGAACTACCCAAAGAATACAAACAATTAATTGGTTTTAACAAAGCATTTCCAGTAACAGATGAATATGGTCTTCCTATAGATGATAAACTTCGTGTTGAAAAAGTCGGAGGAGTGGATACTAAAGTTAAAGGAAAAAATTTAGCAGATTTAACAAGCGAAGAAATAACTGCCCTTAAGAAAAAAATAAGCGCTGACATAGAAGTAAGTGAAAGAAGTATACTAAGTAAATTAGGTAAAGGTGCAAAAGTAGTTGGAAAGGTATTTAAACCTTTAGGATACGCACTAGGAACTGGTGCAGTTTTTAAAGCAAATGCTTTAGCTGAAGAAAGAGGTCTTGATTTAAAACCTATAGATTATGTCTTTGCTATGGAGTCAGGAGATGCAGAAGTTGCTCTTAACAATGCTAAAAGAAGAGTAGATCCAGAGTTTGCTGCAGCGGAGAGAGCAAGAGATTTAGGACGTTTAACAGACGATTTTGAAGAAGTAGGACAATCAACATTTGGAAAATACAATGATCAAATCAAAAACATCAAATTACCCTAAGACCTGGCTCCTGCCGCCTGAATCTGGACCCACGCCTCAGGGCTTGAATATTAACTATAATACTGTTAGAACAGTAGAGGAGAAAAGAAATGGCAGACAAAATAGACAAGGCTCTAACACAAGAGCCAAGAAACAAACTTGAGATTCCATCAGACGCAGAAGTTGAAAATTTGCGAGAGGAAGTTATACTCGAAGAGCAAACAGCTAAAGGCCCTGTTGAAATAGAAGAAGCAGAAGATGGATCAGTTACAGTTGATTTTGATCCTAACGCAGCATCACCAGAAGGTGGCGATGAGCATTACGCAAACTTAGCAGAATTTTTAGAAGAGCATGTCCTAGACGAATTAGGATCTGACTTAACTCAAAAATATAACGACTATAACGCTTCAAGAAAAGATTGGGAAAGATCTTATACTACAGGTTTAGATCTATTAGGTTTCAAGTACGACATGCGAACAGAACCTTTCCAAGGAGCAAGTGGTGCAACTCACCCAGTATTAGCAGAAGCAGTCACACAATTTCAAGCATTAGCTTACAAAGAATTATTACCCGCAGACGGTCCAGTTAGAACACAAGTGATCGGAGCGCAGTCACCAGAAAAACAACAACAATCTGAGAGAGTAAAAGATTACATGAATTACGAGCTCATGGAAAAAATGAAAGACTATGAGCCCGACTTCGACCAACTGCTTTTTTATTTACCTTTAGCAGGCTCAGCTTTTAAAAAAGTTTATTATGATGAACTTGAAGCAAGAGCAACATCGAAGTTCGTTCCAGCGGATGATTTGATTGTTCCCTATTCGGCTACCTCATTAGACGAAGCGGAAGCAATCATCCACCGGATTAAAGTTTCTAAAAACGATTTAAGAAAACAACAAGTTGCAGGTTTCTATAGAGATATAGAATTAGGTACACCTGGTTATCAAGAAAACGAAGTTGAGAAAAAAGAACGAGAACTAGAAGGTCAAAGAAAATCTAAAGACGATGATGTTTATACTTTGTTAGAGTGTCATGTTAATTTAGATCTAGAAGGTTTTGAAGATCAAGATCCACAAACAGGTGAACCATCAGGAATAAAAATTCCTTACATTGTAACAGTAGAACTTGCTACAAGAAAAGTTTTATCTATTAAAAGAAACTATGAAATAGGTGATCCTAAAAAAGAAAAGATTCAATACTTTGTTCACTTTAAATTTTTACCGGGTCTAGGTTTTTATGGCTTTGGTTTGATTCACATGATCGGTGGATTATCAAGAACTGCAACAGCAGCATTACGACAGTTGCTTGATGCAGGGACTCTGTCTAATTTACCTGCAGGATTTAAGATGCGTGGTATTAGAATTAGAGATGACGCACAATCAATTCAACCAGGTGAGTTTAGAGATGTAGACGCACCAGGTGGAAATTTAAAAGATTCATTTATGATGTTACCATTTAAAGAACCATCAGCTACTCTACTAAACTTAATGGGTATTGTAGTTCAAGCTGGACAAAGATTTGCAGCTATTGCAGATTTACAGGTTGGTGATGGTAATCAACAAGCAGCTGTTGGTACAACTGTTGCTCTTCTAGAAAGAGGATCAAGAGTTATGTCAGCTATTCACAAAAGAATTTACTCTTCGCTAAAACAAGAATTTAAAATGTTAGCAAGAGTATTCAAGTTATATCTACCACCAGAATATCCATACGATGTAGTTGGGGGTCAAAGAACTATCAAACAACAAGACTTTGATGATCGGGTAGATATTTTGCCAGTTGCCGATCCCAACATCTTTTCTCAAACTCAGCGTATCTCCCTCGCGCAAACGGAGTTGCAGCTGGCAACCTCAAATCCACAGATGCATAATCTGTATCAAGCATATAGAAATATGTATGAAGCATTAGGAGTAAAAGATATTGATGTGTTGTTAAAAAAACCGGAACAGCCTCAACCACTGGATCCAAGTTTAGAAAATATTATGGCTTTAGGTGGAAAACCTTTTCAAGCTTTCCCTGGTCAAGATCACAGAGCTCACATCACATCGCATTTAAATTTTATGGCAACTAATATTGCTAGAAATAATCCTATGATAACAGGTGCTATGGAAAAAAATATTTTTGAACACATAAGTTTAATGGCTCAAGAACAAATTGAATTAGAATTCAGGCAAGAATTACCTCAATTACAAATGATGACGCAAAATCCTGCGATGCAAATGCAGGCTCAAGAAATGCAACAACGAATTGAATCTAGAAAAGCAGTATTAATAGCTGAAATGATGAGTGAATTCCTAAAAGAAGAGAAGGCAGTCACTTCACAATTTGATAATGATCCAGTTGCTAAGCTAAGAAGCAGAGAATTAGACCTTAGAGCAATGGATAACGAGCGTAAAAAACGTGAAGGACAAGAAAGAATCAATTTAGATCGTATGAAAGCGATGATGAACCAACAAGATAAGCAAGAAAAGTTGGATCAGAACGCAAAATTAGCACAATTAAGAGCTGATACGTCAATTGAGAAAACAATCTTGAGCAAATCTGTTCCAAATGTGGATAAAATGATGCCAAGCGTTGAAATCGAAAAATATGAAGGAGAAAATCGATGATGAAAAAGAAAAAAATGAAAATGAAGAAGAAAAAATCATTCCCTGACGTGTCTGGTGATGGAAAAATCACAAAGAAAGACATTTTAATGGCTAGAGGAGTGATACCAAAACCTAAAAATGGAATGAAGAAGAAAAGAAAATGACAAAAGGTCAAAAAAAGGTTAAAAAGGTTATGCGAGAGTTTAAAAAAGGAACTCTCAAAATTGGTAGCTCTGATAAAAAAGTAAAAAATCGTAAACAAGCGATAGCAATAGCTTTAAATAGAGCTGGCATAAGCAAAAATAGGAGGACAAATGGCAGAAAAAGTTAATGTGAACAAAGCATTAGACATCAATAAAGATGGCTTCTCTAATGGAGGTATCGATATTGAAACTCCAGGTCAAAACTTGG